TAGTTATGGCTTTATTCGATTCAGCTTCTTTGACAGTTTCTATAATATGCAGCGAGATTTGCCCCTGATGTATAACGGCACCACCTCGACATATGATGAAGTCATGAGCAAAATGCCGAATCATGGCAAGGTGTTTTATAAATCGTGGAGCCTTGTATTAGGGTTCGCTATTCCTATCACAGAGATGAAATAATCAATATTCATTCTTAATTCTCAAAGCATTAACTTAGAGTAACTAACATTTAAAATTATGGAAGATACCACCATCAAAAGCCTGACTTTCACAAAGTCATTGACAGACTCAAATGATCATTATCACTCACAACCAGGGATCAGTGCATCTGGATTGAAAGCTATAAAAGAATCCCCTGCTCACTTCATGTATGCCGAGCGAAACATTATCACTCACAACCAGGGATCAGTGCATCTGGATTGAAAGCTATAAAAGAATCCCCTGCTCACTTCATGTATGCCGAGCGAAAGGAAACCGATGCAATGCGATTTGGAACCATGTATCATCATTTCATATTAGAGCCGGATACGTTCTATAAGGAATATCAGGTAGTTGATATAAATGACCGGCCAAATAAAAAGTTTGGAATGTCAGCAAAGGATAACAAATTCTGGCTGGCTACCTTTGATAACCCCGTGTCAAGCGATACACATGAACAGCTAAAGGCAATGAAAGCTGTCCTGTTCCGGCATCCGTATGCTAAGTCATTACTGACGAAAGGAGAGGCTGAAGCGTCTTACTACTGTGAGGTGGACATAGGGGCTGCTGAACCCTTGAAAGTTCGGTTAAGGCCAGATAACGTAAAACATGAAAAGCGCATCATAGTGGATCTGAAAACCGCCAAGGATGCCTCTGTCGATGGGTTCAAAAAGGATGCCGCCAATCTGAACTATCATATACAGGCTGCCTTTTATGCTGATATGATGGAGCTGATCATGAAGGAAGAACTTGGATATGAGTTTTTCTTTGTGGCTCAGGAGAAGGTAAAGCCGTATTGCTTTAATATTTTTCAGGCCTCACCACAGTTTCGATCAGTGGGAAAATATGAGTATGAACTATTGCTTATGCTTTACTCGTGGTGTCTCGAACACAATAAATGGCCGGGGTATCAGGTGTTTTGTCAGAACAAATATGGAGTTAACGAGATTTCGCTTCCTCCGTGGGCAATTAAAGAGATGGAATTTTTCCCACATAAATTATAGATCATGAAGAAAATGAAAAGAAAGCATTTGATTAAATTTCTTAGCGATAAAGATGTGTATATTGCTGAAGCTGAACATAAAGGCGGAGAAGTTAATACGGTCTTTATGGGGGGTATTCCTCTTACCTCTAGGCAGTCAAATAGCTTTGAATTAATTATACGAGGACGAGACAGGCGCAAGAAATAATCAATATTCAATCTAAGCAAAATAAGTTGTAAATTACATTGTATTAACAAAATAACTAGAAATTATGAGCAATCAAATCGCAATTATTGACAAAGCAAAGGCGGTGCTGCCTGCAAAGGACCAGTTCAATGCCGCTAATTCATTCAACATGAACTACGGGCAGGAGTCCGGGTTCGCTGTAATGGCCATGCAGAACAATCCTTATCTTCTTAACTGTTCGTCTGATTCAATCAAATCAGCTATTATTAGCGTAGCCCTGACGGGTATCAGCTTGAACCCTGCTCTGAAGTATGCTTACCTGGTTCCTAGGAAAGGAAAAGATGGGTTGTCCTGCTGCTTGGATGTTTCATACATAGGCATGATAAAGATTCTGACCGATGCCGGGGCTGTGAAATCTGTGGATGCTGATGTGGTTTATGAAAATGATGTTTTCAAATACTCGAAAGGATCAGAGCCTTTCCTGAAGCATGAGCCTAATATCCTTGCAGACAGAGGTAAACCTATTGGAGTTTATGCAATTGCATATTTCAGAGATGGTGGAAGCCAGTTTGATATTATGAGCCGATCAGAAGTTGAAAAAGTCCGGGCCATGTCAGAGAGTTGGAAAGCTGAAGCGTCCCGCAAGTTCTCACCCTGGGAGAAATGGGAGTCGGAAATGTGGAAGAAAACAGCACTGAAGCGCCTGTTTAAGATACTGCCAAAAACCAACTTTACTGATCAGTTGATTGCCACACTATCAAATGAACACACAAATGAAATGGCAGACATTGATCAGAAGAATGAATTTCTGGAAAAGACTTTCGATGACATCCAGGAACCTGAAGTAATCGCATCAAAGACAAACGAACAAAAAGAAAAAGAAGCCTTTGATGCTGTTCAGCAAGAACTGAAGGAAGAAAAATAAACTATCAAAGCAGGCCGGGAGTCGTTCTTTAATTGACTTTTCATAGGGTTTTTTCATTCTCCTGGTCTGTTTTTAAAATTAGAAATTATGAGAGAGATAAAATTTAGGGCATGTGAACATCTTGATTTTGATGGTAATTACACAGCAAAAAAAAAGGCAATATCAGCACAAGGAACAACAAAGGTTTGTTGGAATAGGTCCGTTATAGATGATAGCTATCCCAGATTAGTGCAGTTTTGTAAAAGGCGCGGCCGGTTAAATAATCCTGAATGTTGCCTTTGCGAATCAGATAAAATGTGCAGTGATTATAATGAAATTGAACACACTGTGACAAACGTAGAAGATTAAAGGTATTGACATTGTGACGAAATTAGCATATCTTGTATTGTTTCATAATTTCGTTTTAGGTTAGTTTGCCCCGGCTCGTGATGGTGTCGGGGCTTTCTATTTAAAACAGTTCTAAATAGTGAAGAAAATTTATTGTAAATGCGGATGGTCCGGGTACCATTTTTCAGCTATCAGCGTGGACCTGGAAAAGCGTGAGAAGGGGGTTAGGGTTCTCTATACAGAATACTATTGTCCCCGGTGCCGGCATAAGTTTTTACTAAAAGAATTGAAATAGAGACGTCCGGTTTTTCAAGTTTTCGCACAAACTTTTTAATTTTTTGAGAATTAATAAATCGTTCGTTCTTTTCACCAAAAAACATTCTGGGGCTTTTACAGCTTTTACTCAGGAGTTTCGCAACTTGCATGCCCACACAACCCACTATCTATAAGGGTTACGGGAGGTCTGGAAAAGTTTACCCTCACTTAGACATAAATCCAAACTTTATTCAGGATTTTGCGAAGCGCAGATTCTCACGTAAAAATACTGTAAGAACTTCGAGAAGGTTTTTCTTGTTTTATACCGGGAGTTTTTTGAGATTGCACCCCGTCATCTTTCTCACCTTAAAAGCCCAAAAATCTAATATTCATTTTCGTTTTTTTCTTCTTCAGAATCTCTCGGTATATTCTCATCTAAATCTTAACTTCTTTTGGAATTTTGCAAACCATGAAAACTCCCGAGTAAGTCCCGTGAAAATCTGAAATTCTTTTTCAAAAAAAGAACTTGAGAAAATGACAGCTTTTTTACGTGAAAATCTCATCTTCTATTTCTAAAATATGAAGTTGTGAAACTCCCACGATTTTCCTGTCAAGAAAACAACTTCTCTAAACTTTTTGCGAAAGTGAAAAACTCCCGAACTTTTCCCGTCTAAATCCCAACTTCTTTTTTTTAAAATGAATGTGTTTTTTTCACGTGAAATTCCTGTCATTTTCTCAAGTTCTCATTTTAGTTTTTCTTTCTTGGATTTTTACAGGTTTTACCCGAGAGTTTTTACTAAAAGAATTGAAATAGATTTGTATAGGTTAAAATTATTAACTAATATTGCATTATGGATCAATTGAAAATTGATAGAACAAAACTTATTACACCATCTGCGTATGCAAAAAAGAACTGTATTAGTCCGGCGGCTGTAACTAAAATGATGGATACAAGCAGAGTTAAGGTAATTACAATTAAAGGGGGTAGACTCATTTATGATGTGTAAGTCTCTTTTTTTTTCTAAAAAGTTAAAATATTACACCAATGGCAACAAGGAAAGTTTTTGACGATAACAATGAAAACTCAATGTCAATTTATCAAAATAAGAATGATAATTTATATATTGAGATAGGAAATAAAGACTTATTAGTTCCAGGATGGATTGAATTAGATGTAGATGATATTAAAGAATTAATAAGCGACCTTGAATCTATATTTTACCAGATTACAGATGGAAGGGTGGATTAAATTATATAGACAAATAAGTGAAAACCTTATGTGGACATCTGAACCATTTTCAAGAGGACAGGCATGGATAGATCTACTATTATTGGCAGCACATAATAAATCATTCTTTTATATCAGAGGGAATAAAGTTGATGTTAAACGGGGTCAGCTTGCGTGGAGCGAATCAAAGTTGTCAGAAAGATGGAGGTGGTCAAGAAGTAAGTTAAGAAAGTTCTTAATTGACCTTGAAAAAGAACGACAGATTGAACAATACAAGGGTGGTGTTATTCAGGTTATTACGATAGTAAATTATAATAAATATCAAGAAAAAGAACCGCAGACCGTACAGCAGAAAGACGACAGAAAGACGACAGAAAAACATATACAAGAATGTAAAGAACAAAAAGAATGTAAAGAAAGTAAAGAAGAGATACCCACGTATTCGGAATTTAAAGATTACGCAATAAGTAAAAAACCGAATGTAAATACTGAAGCATTACAATTCAAATATGAAGCGTGGAAGATAAACAACTGGAAAGACGGCAATGATAAACAAATAAAGAATTGGAAATCTAAGTTATTGAATACGCTACCGCACATAAAAGAGCAAAGGGATAAATTCCATCCTAGTGAGGCTCCGGTTCAAAACCTATTAACATGAATCAAGATTTTGGTAAAATACCACCTCAAGACCTGGAGAGTGAATCAGCTCTTTTGGGATCAATGCTTATAGATCCTGAAGTAATTGATAATATCCTAGCAGGCATTAAGCCTGAATATTTCTATAAGGAATCACACAAGCTTGTATTCGCCGCTATGCAATCAGTACACGAATCAGGCGCAACCATTGACTATATTTCTGTATCAAATCAATTACGATCATTTGAGAAGCTAGAAACAGTAGGGGGAGTTGTTTATCTAACTGAACTAACTAAGGGTGTGAGTACAGGATACAATCATGGTTATTTCATGATGAGTATAATTGATAAGTTTGTCAGGCGAGAATATATCCGGGCTTGTAGTGAATCTATGAATCTAAATTATTTAGAATCAACTGATATTTCTGATAATATATCTATATTAAGCTCTGATTTGATGCGTATTCAAGAGGTGTTCTCAGGTGTGCGGAGAGCTAAAAAACTAAAAAATTTAGCTCAAAATTCAATAGATGATTACTATGAACGTAAGAAATTATATCAGGAAGGTAAGATTACGGGCGTTGCCACTGGCTTGAAAAAGTTAAACAAGTTCACAGGAGGGTGGCAAAAAGGAGATTCTATTCTATTAGCCGGCCGCACCTCAATGGGAAAAACGGCTATGGCCTTACATTTTGCTATGGCAGCTTACTCTGAACAGAAAAAAGTTCAGTTCTTTTCTTATGAGATGACAGCCGAGCGCCTTGCTGATAGGATTATGATTTCACAATCACTTATCTCTCCTGATGCGTTTAAGTATGGAAACATGCTTCCTGAAGATGAAAACAATATGGAGGCATCTATTGATTATCTATCTAAGTCTGGTTTTTTTATTGATGATAATTCAAATATGAATATTGATCAATTGTTTGCTAAGTGTCGTATTGCACAAAAGCGTGATGAGTGTGATATGATTGTGATAGATTATATCGGACTTATACCATCAGCCGAAAAGAAACAAGTCAGGGAACAGGAGGTAAGTGAGATTTCTAAAAAGATTAAGAAATACGCCAAAGAACTCCAGGTCCCTGTAATAACCTTAGTGCAGATTAATCGAGGGGCAGACGCCTCTTCCACTAAGCGCCCAAAACTATCAGAGCTTCGTGAATCTGGATCATTAGAACAGGACGCTGATGTTGTTATTATGGTGTACCGGCCTGAATATTATATGATAGATACTATTAAAGTGCCGGATTTTAATGGAGTAAAAAGCATTTCATCTGAAGGGATGGGAATTGCTATCATAGCTAAACAGCGTAACGGGCGGACCGGAGATATATTGTTTCAACATTCACACGGATTAAATGTAATCAAAGATTATACAGAAGAAAATGGACCATTTTGACACACTTGAGAATGTGCTGAGAAGCGCAAAGAGATCAACAAAAGGCAGCTGGACTGTTTATAATCAGCTCAGAAATCGTATTGCGTATTTAGATTTATCATGTGATGAATACGATAATGCAATTAAACAACTCACCGATATACTGAGCATTTAATTCATATTCATTCTAAGATAAATAAGGACTAAATTTGATTATGCAACCGCACGTAAAGACATATCTGGATTATTTCGATTTCGGAGAGCAGGACTTTATTCCTTGTGAGAATTGCCTCAAGCGTGCTGTGGACATTCATCACCTCACATTCAGATCACAGGGAGGCACAAATGATATTTATAACCTTGT